ACTGTGTTGTGTTTTTCGATTGCTAACAGTCAACCTACATCAATCCTGCCGCCCTACTACCGGACGCGGCTCAACGTGTACGAGTGTCCTTATCACGGGACCTTTTTCTCAGCGGTATTTGTAAACTGGCCCGCTAACCTTAGGTGTTAGATTGTTTTGCCTTGATGTTTTGTTCTAGCAATGCCTGTTTTAGTTTGTCTGAACCGCCTACTCTAACATTAATGATACCATTATAGTAATCATCAGTTTCAAGTACACGCCTGTCAAACTGTTCTCTTGCCTCTATGTAGGACATTTCGCCCCTACCTTTACATAGGTATAATATTTCTCTTGTAAACTTGTCTTCGCCTAGTTTGGCAACATCTGCGTTTAGTCTATCACTAGATCCCCAGTAATCTCTCCAATCGCTTTCTTTAGTGCCTCGTCTTTTATTTTTCTTGCCTTTAAGTGGTGGCTTAGTAGTTTTAAATTTTGCTAGTTTTTTACCTATATATTTTTGGCCTGTAGTGGTATTTGTAATTAAATAAACAAAACCTTCATATTCGCTTGGTATTTTGTCTATTACTTCGTCTTGATAAGTCCACTGCATGAACTTATATATGTTTGCCTGTTATTTTGGACCGTCGGTCCTGGTTGTTCTTGTTGTATTGTGTATTGTGTGTATTTCTTCTGCTCGATCTTTTGCTAGTCTACGTATTTCACGTAGCCATTTTCTACTTTCACGGTGTGTTCTTACTGAATTACGAGCTTCGAACTTTTCATTAGCCCTAAAGTAAGCCATATATGCTTTAGTTAAAAGATCGTGTGTGTCATCACTCATTGTGTATCTCTACATCGTTTTCGTATGATGTAAACCCGTTTTCTTTTATTACTTTAAGAACATGTGTTACTCTTCCTACTAATTCATCTTTATGCGATATTAAGTATACGTTTTTCTGACGTTCTCGACCCATTTTCTTAAGAACTGTTAGTGCGTTTTCAACGCCAGCAGTATCTAATCCATTATCAATAAGTTCGTCAATAAACAACAAGTTAATATTTTGATATAAACTTTCCCAAACATCTCTAAACGCAAAACTCATACCAAGTATAAGTCTATTACGCTCGCCTCTACTTAAATTATCAAAGTCTAAATCTTGTCCTAATTGTGTAATTTCAACTGCTAGATCGTTTTTAAATACAACCTGATGTGGTAGTCCTAGCTTATCAAGGTACGTTGTAAGTCTGTTATTAAGATATGCTAAGTTTTGATCAATAATTTTTTTACGTATAAAACTATCTTTATTTGTTAACAGTTTTAATAAAAACTCCTGATGATCTTTTAAGTCAGTATATGTATTAATTGTAGTCCAGTCAATTTCCTGTATAGCGGTTTCTTTTAAATCTTTTATTTGTTCAGCATAAGGATCGTTTTCTTCTTGCTTATTAGTTAATGCTTTTTGTAAGTTCTCAACATTGCTTCTGTGATCATATGCTTCTTTAGCAGTTTCGTAAAACGTAGTAGGCTTTCCATTTATATCACCAATAGAATCTAAAGAAGCCATAACGTCTTTTACTTTACCGTTAATTTCTTCTTGATATGATTTAGCATCAGTAAGCTCTTTAGATTTACGTTCGGCAATTTCTGCTTTTTTGTCTGCGTGAAGTTCTTGTCCACATGTATAACACACAGCATCTTCTAATTCTGTAATGTCTTTATTAACTTTATTAACACTCTTATCAGCACGTACTAGTGCTGGTTCTAATGTACTAAGTTCTTTCTTAAGAGCCATAATAGCATTATTATGTTCAGTCCAGTTAGATAGTTTTTCATGCGAATCTAACTCAAAATCAATATCTAAATGCTCTAATTCGTCTATTCCTTTGCGTAGTTTTTCTATGTCTTGTGATTGTTTTTCTTTCCAAGCACTTTCTTTTAATTCTAAACTACGGATAGTACTGCCAATATGTTCGTTACTAGATTGTTGTGCTGTAAGTTTAGCATTTTCTTCAGTAATATTTTCTTTAGTTTTTCTAATTTGTTCTTTAAGTGTTTCTGCTTTTTCACTTAGTATTGTAATACCTAGCAACTGTTCAATAATATCTTTTTGATCGTTAACACGCATACTTAAAAACGGTTCAGTGTACGTATTGAGTGCTAAGATATGCTTAAACATATTATGACTCATACCAAGTAAGTCTTGAATATCTTCTTGTGTTTTGCGTGAATCGCCTTGCGACTCGTCTAACATTTCTTGTTCTTGCCCGTCTACATAAAACTTTAAAATATTAGGTGAACGACCTCTTTCAATTTTATATTCTCTGCCGTCTTTCTCAAAAGACAGTGTAACCAACATACCTTTGCTATTAGTTTTATTAATTAGATTATTACGTTTGATATTTGTTAACGCAAGTCCGTACAATGCGTAAGACAACGCATTAATAATTGTAGTTTTACCTGTACCGTTACGTGAACCGCTATCGTCACCACCTTGGTCAAGATTTTCTCCTAGCACAAGCGTAATCTGTTGTGTATCAAAGTCAACTGCTTGAGTCTGATTGCCCACACTCATGAAGTTCTTTACTGTTAAACTTTTTATTTTAATCATAGTTCGTCATATATCCCTAATAGAACACTTTTATTATAATTTTCAGTATCAATTGCTGAAATTTCTTTAGTAACAATTTGATCAACACTTTCAAAAGTACTAATATCAATATCAGTGTGTATCTCTTCGTCTTGTTGACTAGGAATTAGTGTAATCTCTCTACAACCGTGTTGAGTAATATATGTTTCTTTAATAAATTGTGCTTCTTCGTAACTAATAGGCAAGTCTAGTGTAACACGCAAATACATATTAGGTTTAATAATATCTGAGTCCGGGTCAAGAAGTTTACTAAGAGTAGTTGTACGATACTTAGGACAGTCAGGCCAATTTAAATATTTAGGTTCTTCATTATTTTCTTTATCAAGAATCATCATTCCGCGATCATCATCCCACGCATCAGCATAGTTGTGAGGGAAAGCATTACCTAGATATTGTATTTTTCCTTGTACTTGCCGTTTGTGGAAGTGTCCGCTAAACACATACTCTTGATGTTCAAAATGTTCTGGTTTTAAATCACCGTGGTCAGGCATCTTTACAAGTGCGTTCATATAAAAATTAGGAAGTTCAAAATGTCCAAACATATATTTTGCTTTAATCTTTTGAATGTTTTTCCATTCGTCGCCTACTAACCAAGGCACCAATGCTACATCGTCTTTTACAGTAGTTTCTTCAATATAAGTAATACCGGGAATATGTTTGGCAAACTCTACTGAAAAAACATCACGTTTATCTTTATAGTATAAATCGTGATTGCCAGCAAAGAAATAAAAATTTTCAAATGCCGCACCTAACTTTTCAAGACACCTAGTAGTGCTATCAAGTGTTTGTACGTTAATTGTATTTCTATTATGATGCCAGTCTCCACAAAAAATACCAGTTTCACAACCGTTAGCTTTTGCTTGTTCAATGTACCAATCAACAAAGTCTTCACAGTCTTGAAGATGTTGTCGACTATTTGATTTTAATCCTAAATGTATGTCCGTAAACACAGCCGCTTTTTTAAACAAAATATATCCTTTATAGTCTTAACCTTTATATTATAACTTATTTTAAGACTAAAGTCAAGTCTTTTTCTCCTTAGCCAGCTTTTTTTGGTGTTCTTCTATTTGACGCTCCCACTGACCTTGATTTTGTCTAGTAAAACTAGGATTCATATCGTTCATTTCAAGAATATCGTCTCTAATGTTTTGATTGCGTTTTTCGATGTTAATCACTCTTACAAAAGAGTTAGTAACTGCCGCAGTATAATAAGCAAATGGATTGTTTGATTTTGACTCATCAAACTGTAAGCCAATTTGTGCTAACTGTAGAATTGCTTGTCCACGCATTTCGTCATTGTAAGTGTATCCACGTACATTGCCTCTTGTTGCGTATCTATCACATAACTTCATCCACATCATAGCAAGTTTGTTGGTTGCTTTGCCGCCTCTAAGATTAAAGAAGCCGTTTTCCATACCGCCTTCCCAATGACTTTTACCTACACAATCTAGTTCTTTTCCTTCACTATTAAATTTAAAATGTTGAAAAGGTGGAAAATTTAACTTTACCTTTGTATCTGCTACAGTCTTAGGGTTCTTTTTACGTCCTGGCTCTTCAGGAATATGGTCAAATGACATAATTCTAAATACCAGTTCTTCTTTTGTAATTTTTCTATAATCGATTTCAAATTCAGCTAATTTTACTTTTTTACCAGCTAGTTTAGCGGCTTCAAAATTTTGTTGTTGTAATCGTTTAGCCTTGTTACGCTTTGCTTCAGCAATAGTTCTAACATTGATTTTATCTATAGTAGGTAAAATTATGTCATATTGACCATGGCTATCTTCAGTATAACTACAAAAGGTGCTTTTTGACTTGTGTATCTCTTTTAAGATATCTTTATTGTTTAAATAATTTACTTTTTTCATATTTTCTCCAGTTTGTACTCATATTATAAACTCAGTAGTTAATAAAGTCAACTAAATAATGCATAATATAAGGAAATTAAAATTATGGACTTTAAAGACCGAGACCCAGGGGTACCAGGCATACAATTAACAGGAAATCCTGGATTTAACGTGCCAAAAAAAGGTTTGGGCCAAAACGTAAATGCTGGCACTTTACCATTTTCAACAGAAGACATACCAGGACCAATCAAAGATATTGGCCAACAAATCTTCAGCGGCGTAGGCGGCGCAGTAGGAAAATTTGCTAGTGCTTTTAGATCACAAAATCTTCCAGGTGCTGATGGCGCTGGCGGCGGTATTGAAGCTGAACCAGCAGTTTTTGCCGCGTCTGATGTTGAAGAAAAGGATTGGAGAGTTTCTTTAAGTTTACCTAATAATCCTGCCGCTTTCAAAATGTCTCCTGTAATGTCACCACTTCAAAGTACTGGAAATAGAATGGTATTTCCATATACGCCCTCAATTATTATTCAGCATAATGCCAACTATAATGCTACTGCCCCTGTACATAGTAATTATCCGTTCTTTGCGTATCAGAACTCAAGTGTGGAAGCTATAAACATCACAGGACAACTGTATGTACAAAATTCTTTAGAAGCTCAATATTGGGTAGCATGTGTACATTACTTAAGGTCAATTACTAAAATGGATTATGGACGATTTGCTACAGGTAATCCTCCACCAATTGTAAAACTTAACGGCTACGGAGATTATGTTTTTAATAATGTTCCTGTAGTAATTACAACATTTTCAGTTGATATGCCAAGAGACGTTGATTACATTGCTACAAATTTTGCTACAAGAGGAAGTCCTGAAAATATAGGATGGGCACCATCAGAATCTCAAATCAACGTAGTAGCTCAACCAATGTACAGTAGAGATACTACATCAAAATTTAACTACAGAGATTTTATCAGTGGATATAATTTAGGTAAAGGATATTTATAATGGCTAATAGTCCGTATAGAGATACAAAATTTAATAGTGACGGAACTCTAGGAGTTTTAAACATCAGACCAGTGCCTGCTTACTCTGATGACCCGCTATATACTATTGAACCACAATATACACATAGGCCAGATTTACTTGCGTATGATATGTATGGCGATCATAGTTTGTGGTGGATATTTGCTCAAAGGAATTTAGATATAATTGAAGACCCAGTATATGACATTGAAGCAGGACTACAAATCTACTTACCAGATCGAGCTCGTGTGTTAGAAACTTTAGGAGAATAAGCCTTGCCTTATACACTACCTAAGCCTCCGTATAAAACCGATCCTAAAACAGGAAAAATTATTGGTGCGAAATATATCAGTCAAGCAGACTTAGATAAAAAAGGCCAGTACCAAGGTGAAGTTACAGAGGAAAATGTAGAACAAAGTAAAAAAATTATGGCAGCCTTTGGATTTCCAGGGGCGTCAACTATGATTGATGATGCTAGAGCTGGCAAAAATCCGTTTGGAAATAACGCATCAAATATATCTCTTTTGGGTGCATCTGATCTTGTAAAAAAGACTGGATCATCTACAGTGGGAGATGCCTCTAAACTCCAAGCTATAGAAAATAAAAAACTTGCCGAAAGTAATTTTGAAGCAGAGAGGTCAGCTATTGATTCTCTTAATTTTGAAAACAGTACAAAAAATGTTTTGTATAATTATGCTAGTGTAAATCATATTTGGAAATTGGCCTGCCTTACACCAGATGATATTAACAGACCAGACAAAACATACAGAAGATTCGGCCCAAGCCCAAGACTAACAGCAATTGATTCTAGCGGTAGATCAAATTCACAAAAAGTAAGAACAGCCGCAGAAGAAAAATTTAATATATCAACAGGTTATTTTATTGACGATATTGAAATTGGTTCTGTAATGGCTCCAACAAGTAAAACTAGACATACTAATGCTGTTAACATATCTTTTGAAGTTAGAGAACCTTATAGTATGGGGCAACTCTTTCAAACATTACAGGTTATTGCTAATAAAGCCGGATACGACAATTATTTAAAAGCTCCTTGGTTGCTTGAATGTACTTTTACTGGGTATAACTCTGAAGGTGTACTTCTAAGAGATTCAAAACTTAGAAGACAATTTCCAGTAAAACTTATCAAAACAGATTTTGAAGTAGATGATGCTGGCAGTATATATAAATTTACATGCGTAGCCCACAATGAACAAGCACTTGAAGATACGGCTCAAGGATTAAAACAAGATTTTACTGTAAGTGGAAAAGATTTACAAGAAGTATTACAAACAGGTATTAACAGTTTAGCAACGCATATTAATACTAATCTTTTACGAGTTAAAAATCTTCAAGAAGATCAAGTAGAAGTTGATGAATATTTAATTTGCTTTCCTAGTGATAATAGTAGTAATAGTTTACAAGATGCTATAACAGGAATATCTAGTGATAAAACAGCTACCTCAGGTAATATGTCTAAAAAATCATTCACTGATGAAGATATTGCTGAAGCTTTTGATGATATTAAAGGCGGTTTTGTAAAAGATAATACAAATGAAGGCGCTTCATACAAACAACAAGAGAGAATATTTGTTGAAAGTAAATTAGGATTTAGTATTAAAAGAGGTGATCTAAGTGAAAGTATAAAAAGTGTACTTGCGTCTCCGGGCGGAGACTGTAATAAAATTGGCAAGTCAAAAATAAAACCAAATGAAGATTTGTCCTCTGGTAATGTTCCATTTGGATTAAGTAATTATGCTTATAATACTGAGAATAAATTATTAGAAAAAAACGGAATCCGAATTAATCCAAATGAACGAACAATAACATTTAATGCAGGAACTAAGATACAAAGAGTTATTGAAGAATTAATTCTTATTAGTGAATACGGTAAAGATATTTTTAAAGATGCTCAGGTAGCACCGGACGGAATGGTCAATTGGTTTAAAATTGAAACACAAGTTTTTATTATTGATGATAAAGCATCAGAAAGAGTTTACGGAAGAAAACCTTATTTGTATGTATATAAAGTTATTCCTTATAAGGTACACAACAGTCATTTTCAAATGCCTAATAGTCCACCAAAAGGGTATGATAACCTTGAACCTGGAAGATCATATGAATACTTATATACAGGTAAGAACAAAGATATACTATCTTTTAATTTAGAGTTTAATAATTCATTTTATGAATCAATACAAATTGCTAGTATGGGAAATGAAGGGAACGATCCTTCGTCTCAAGGAAGTGTACAAGATACATATGAAACAGCGGCTGGAATTTCAGGCTCAGGCAAACAACGAGGAGGCGGAGACGGTTCTGAAGCTAAAATAGAAAATGTTGACTTAGATGCGCAATCCGCAGGAGCGGTTGCTGAAACAACTGCTATTAGTGTAGCAAGACAGTTTAACCAAGCAATTATTGATGCTTCGGGTAGTTTAATTACAATTAATATGGAAATATTAGGAGATCCGTATTATCTAGCAGATAGTGGTGTAGGTAATTATTCGGCTGATTATACAGATCAGTTTAATGTAAACATTGACGGATCAGTTAATAGTAGTAATGGCGAAGTTGATTTTAATATTAGATTTAAAACTCCAATTGATCTTAATCCAGATCAAGGTAATTACCTTATGAATAACGAAGTTGAAGGTGTATCAGACTTTGACGGACTTTATAGAATTGTTAGCGTTAATAGTAAGTTTTCTGGAAATGTGTTTACACAAGAATTAGTAGCCAATAAAAGAAAGAATCAGTCTCTATCTAAATTCCAAGAAGCTGAATCACAAAGAAAATTACAATTAGAAAAGAAACGAGAGAAACTTATTGCCGAAGCAAAAGCAACAGGTGATCCAGACCTAATTAGATTTGCTGAACTAGATCTTGATGCTGATGGCAAACTCCAAGAAAATGAAGCACTAGCAGGCGGACTAACTTCAGAAGAGAGAACACAATTAGCAACAACAAGAGCTAATAAATTAATAGTTAGAAAAGAAGGAGAGTTTGGAAACTCCGGAACAGGAAACGAAGTAGGAACACCTAAGAAAGCTCCAGAGAAGAAAGAAGCTCAAACTGCAACAGCTGATGATGGATATCCCCCAGTTGCTCAACCAAAACGATCAGGTGGTAAAGGAATATCAGGTAATGATCCGTATTATGTTTATGGATCTAGAAACATTCGTAAAAATAATAGTGGAGGTAACCTTACGTGAGTCAAGAAAAAAGAACCGCAGGCGCACCAAATATAAAATTACCAACAGGACCGTTTGTTGCTAGAGTCTTAAGTCATCTTGATCCTAGAAGATCAGGTGCTCTTAAAGTTCAATTAATAAAAAATAGTTCAACATCAAACGATAAGGACGAAGACGGTCAAGTCTTTACAGTAAATTATTGTAGTCCTTTTTATGGTGTAACCGATATAAACAGTAATACGTCAAATAATAATTACCGCGATACTCAACAGAGCTACGGTTTTTGGGCAGTACCACCGGACCCTGGATCAAAAGTATTAGTAATATTTGCTGAAGGTAAATCTAACATGGGATATTGGATTGGATGTATTCAAGATGAATATATGAATCATATGGTTCCAGGTGGATATGCAGCCGCAAAAAGTTCATACGTTATACAAGATAATTTAGCCGAAGAATTTAAAGAGAAACCATTACCAACAGGTGAATATAATAAAGCCTTTAATAATAATAGAGGCAATAATCCTGATACTTTTTTACGTCCACATAATCCTTTAATGGTACAAACTCTTGCTTCGCAAGGATTGTTAGATGATACTACTAGAGGACTTACTAGTTCAAGTGCTAGACGAGAATTACCTAGTATGGTGTTTGGTTGGAATACACCAGGACCGTTAGATAAACGTGACGGAGCTCCTAAAGGAAAGTATGGAGCAAGAAAAGAAGCTATTGATTATTTTAGAAGCAGACTTGGTGGCTCAGCATTTACAATGGATGATGGAGACCCTTCTATTTTACGTTCAGGATTAGCGTTTGATACTTCTCCAACATATTATGACATTGGTAAACTACCTGACCAAACAAGTAAGACTAATCCAACACTTCCGTTTAATGAACATTTAAGATTACGTACTAGAACAGGTCATCAAATATTAATGCATAACACTGAAGACCTAATTTACATTGGTAATGCTCGAGGTAGTGCTTGGATTGAACTTACTTCAAATGGTAAGATTGATGTTTACAGTGACGATAGTATTAGCGTAAGAAGCGGTAATGATATTAACCTACATGCTGACAGAGATTTTAACTGGAGTGCTGGAAGAGATATAAACATAAATGCTGGTAGAAATACGAAAAACACTACAGCAGAAAATGTAGATATACGAGTAGGTGTAAACAAACAAGAATTTATCGGCAACACAAATGACTTATGGATAGGTAATAATAACACAGTTGCTATTGGTGGTAATCAAGATATACAAGTAAAAGGTAATGATGCTAAAACAGTATCTGGAAATTATAATTTACAAGTTGCTTCAAACGGAAGAATAGCAATTAACGGAGAGTTTGGCAGTAAAGTAGCAGGCAACTATAGACAAGTTGTTGTTGGAGCATATAATCTAAACACGACAGGTGATAACAAATTTACTAGTGGTGCAAACACACAAATTAAAAGTACTTTAAATAATAAATTAGATGCTACAGTTAGTACTGAAATACTATCAGGAGTTAACCATTCTGAAACAGCAGGTAATGAAATACATATGAATAGTACTATACCAGCAACAGCAAGTATAAGTGCTGATAATATTATAGATACATTTACTTCTCCGGTAACCCAAGACAATGAAGATAGAGTGCGTAATCAAATTAATGAAGTAATTCTTGACAGTGCCGGAGTTCCATTAGAAGTAACACAGGATGCCTTAAGAGCAACAGAAGCACCGTTTGCGTTATATCCAAGAAGAGTACCAATACGTGAACCGTGGCCAGAACACGAACACCTTAATCCAAGTGCACACACACCGGCAAACACACAAGCTATTGAATCGCCGCCAGCGGCAGTAAGAGCTCAACAAGCAGTTATTAATAGCGAAACTGATCAACCATTTTACACAGCAGAATCAGGACCTGTTGTTGCTGACACAGATGGAGCACAAGTAGTTACTCCAGGTACAGCAGGACCAGTAGACGGAGCTCAACCAGCACACCCTGTACCAGTTAATGATATGCAGAGATATTTCTTAAGCGAATTGATAAAAGGTGTAGGACTAGATCCAGCAACTTGGGTATCACTCAATCCTGTAGCGGTAGCAATGGCAATGGCACAACCTCAAGCAGAATGTGGATTTAAACCTCGTAGCGAAAGTATGAACTATAGTGCTTCAAGATTAAGAGTAGTTTATCCTAGTAGAGTCAAATCAACTGCGTTTGCTCAAGAACTTGTAGCGGCAGGCCCAGCGGCAATTGGTAATACACTATACGGTAACAGATACGGTAATGCTCAAAATGAAGGTTACAAATATCGTGGTAGAGGACTTATTCAATTAACATTTAAATCTAACTATGAAAAATATGGCGGACTAGCAGGAGTTAATATTGTTGACAATCCTGAAATGGCAAACGATCCAACGGTTGCTACAAAACTAGCAGTAGCATATATTAAATCTAAAGGTATAAATTGGACAGATCAAAGTTTTGCTTCTTTAGGATCTGCATTTGCCAAAGCAGTTGGATATTCTGATCCTGGCGGAAATGAAACTGCTAGACGTATTGGTATTGGTAAAGGATTTTATCAAAAAATTATTAACGGAGAAATGATTCCGTTAGCATCATTAACTACAACTGCTTATCCAGGAACAGGTACAGTTTCAATTATTGAAACTAAATTGGAAGCAGGAAATGCGAGTGAAAACAATGCCTCATAGATTTACTGTAAAAAAGAATAACGAGTTAATAACTTACACTGACTTTGATCAAATACCTAACGACTTTGATCATGTAATAGAATTTTTACCTGAGATACCACCAGAGCCACACACTGAAGAACAACACGAAGAAATAGAACAATGGAATTCAAAATTACAAAAATTAATGGAGATTGAACGTGCCCGCAGTATGTAGAGGTGATAGTGTAGATTCTGATGTAGCACACTGTTCTACGCCAAAAAGAGATCAGTGTAGCGGAGATGTATTTGTTGATGGTACAGGAGTATCTCGTCAAGGCGATAATAACACTTCACATGAATTACCACCAGCACCTTGCCCAAGTCACGAGGCACCGATTACTACAGGAAGTACAAAAGTATTTGTAAACGGCAAAGGATGCGGTCGTATAGGAGATGCTATTACAGGGTGTACAAGCGTAGCAACAGGCTTCAACAAAGTTTTCGCCGGCGGATAAAATAAGGTAAATACAGTATGGCAGATTTATACAAAGAAATTAAAGTTAAAGGTGAAAAAAGTCCTAAACCTCCTGTACAGCAAAAAGCATACAGAGGCTTTAGCACAGTCAATCCTGATAATACTTCATTTCAACAGTATGACTTATCATTGATTAAACAAGACTTAATTAATCACTTTAATATACGTCAGGGAGAAAAGTTATCAAATCCTGAATTTGGTTGTATTATATGGGACGCACTATTTGAACCTTTAACTACTGAACTTAAAGAAGCAATAGCAACAAATGTTACTGGAATTGTAAATTACGACCCAAGGACATCAGCAACCGGTGTACAAGTTAGTGAATATGAATCTGGCATACAAATTGAATGTACACTAAAGTATTTACAATATAATATTAGCGAAAACGTTAAATTGAACTTCGATAAAGCCAATGGGTTATCGTGACACAATTAAGTACTGCTATTATTAAATATCATAAATACTAGCATAGTTAAGAAGGATAGCCGATGTCGTCAACAGATAGACAAAATAGACTGCTTTTAGCAGAAGACTGGAAAAAAGTATATCAAAGCTACAGGAATGCAGAATTCCGTAGTTATGATTTTGATACCTTACGAAGGGCGATGATTAATTATCTTCGTACTAACTATCCTGAAGATTTTAACGACTATGTAGATACATCAGAATACCTTGCTCTCATTGATATGATTGCGTTCTTAGGTCAAAATATTAGTTATAGAGTTGATCTAAACTCTAGAGAAAACTTTTTAGAATTAGCTGAACGTAGAGAATCAGTTCTCCGTTTAGCTCGTATGCTATCATACAACGCAAAACGTAATCAGCCAGCAAACGGATTACTTAAATTTGAAACAGTAAGCACTTCAGAAAACATTACTGATAGTAACGGATTTAATTTATCAGATCAAACAATTATTTGGAATGATCCAAGTAACAGTAATTGGGCAGAACAGTTTAAGCGTGTTCTTAATTCTGCGCTTCCTAGAAATAATACAATTGGTAGACCGTCTAAAAGTAGTAAAATTAACGGACTAACTACTGAGCAATACAGACTTAGTGCTACTAACTCAGATGTTCCAGTTTATACATTTAATAAACCAGTAAATGGTTTACCTACACAGTTTGAAATTGTTTCAACTGACATTGATGTAACGGCAAAAGTTATTAGAGAAGAAAATCCTATTCCAGGAAACAATTTAGCATTTTTGTATAGAGAAGATGGAAGAGGAAACGCAAGTAATAACACAGGATACTTTGTGCATTTTAGACAAGGTAAATTAAATTCTTCAGACTTTAATGTTCCAAGTCCAACATCTAATCAACGTATATCTATTGAAACAGAAAATATTAACCAAACAGATATATGGCTTTGGGGAACAAACGACGCTGGCCAAGAAGATACTCTTTGGCAACCGGTTGATAGTGCTGAAGGAAATAATGCTATCTATAATAGTATTGTTAAAGGTGTTAGAAATTATTACGTTGTTCAAACTAGACAAAACGATGAAGTTAGTTTAGTATTTGCTGACGGAACGTTTGGCAATATTCCTTCCGGAGCATTTAGAGCTTATTACAGAACAAGTGCTAACAGGTCAATGAAAATTAATCCTGAAGAACTTACAAATATTACAATCACAATAGACTACTTGAGTAAAGCCGGTACAACAGAAACAATGACTATTGGAGTTGAACTTAAAGAACAAGTTACTAATGCTACAACAAGTGAATCTACAGCAAGCATTAGAACAAATGCTCCGCAAACTTATTATACACAAAACAGAATGGTTACAGGCGAGGACTATAATATTGTTCCTCTAACAACTAACCAAGAAATTGTTAAAGTAAAATCTATTAACAGAACTACTAGCGGTATTAGCAGATATTTTGATCTTAAAGATGTTACTGGAAAATATTCTAGTACAAATTTATATGGAAGTGACGGAGTACTATATAATGAGCAATATGTAGATAAACGTTCTTTTACATTTAATACCCAAACAGATATTGAAGGTACTATTGAAAATACAGTACTACCGATTATACAAAACAGAGCAACTAATAATTTTTACTTTGCTAACTATGCTAAAATTATTGTAAGTGATTTAAATGCTACTTGGACACAAAGTTCAAAGGGTACAAATATATCAACTGGATTATTAAAAAACAGTAATGAATTACCATATGATACAGGTACATTTACTGGAGGTTCTTTAAAGTATTTAGAAGCAAATGCCTTGCTTAAATTTAAACCACCAGCAGGATTTTATTTTAATGATAAAGGTGGTCTAACAAGTAACGCTTCTGAAAAAGGAGTATCAACTTATAAATGGGTCAAAGTTATTAGCGTAGCAGGCGCTGGTACAGCAGTTGATAGTGTAACAGGTGCTGGACCAATTGTATTCAATGATATTGTTCCTGCTAATAGTATACTTGAAGAAGTTAAACCAAAACTTGTAAAAGATATTTCAGCAGATGTTAGAACACAAATTATTGATCAAGTTTTTGCTTATAAAACATTTGGATTACGTTATGACCAAGCTACAAGAACTTGGCGTGTAATTATTAATGAAAACTTGAATATTTACGATACGTTTAGTAATGGTAAAACAGGTGACGTTACTCAAAACCAATTAGACGCAAGTTGGTTAATATTGTTTGAAACTAATGGCGAGAAATATACAGTAACTAGTAGAGGTTTACGATATGTATTTGAAAGTGATAAAGAATTAAGTTTTTACTTTGACGGACAAAATAAAATTTATGATAGTGTTACAGGTCAATTAGTAAAAGATAAAATTAGTATTCTTAATTTTAATACTAAGCCGGATAGTTTAGTTGCTTTTAATAATGATATTAATTGGGAAATTGTTAATACATTCCAAAACGCAGATGGATACGTAAACAGTAAAAAAGTTGAAGTTAGTTTCTATGATTTAAATGACGACGGTAGTGTTGATGACCCTGATGTATTTGATGTTGTAGTTGATCCATTAACATCACCTAACACAAAATATATTTTCTTAAAGAAAGAAAACAGCGATCAAGGATTTACAAAATATAACTACTATGCTCAAGGTGATACTATAAGGGTAGTTACAACAGAAGCAGAAATTGGTGCGTACAGTCAATACGAAGAAGGTACTGTTTTCTATATTACTAAAGATGGAAACTTTAAAGTTTTAACAGGCAATCTATTAGTACTATCAACTGACTACCAAGCATATGTAGGACGTGATAATTTAAAATTCCATTATGTACATAGTGCTGATGAAGCAAATAGAATTGACGTTAGTGCGTCAAATATTATTGATGTTTATATGCTTACAAGAGCATACGATGTAGAATTTAGAAAATTTATAGCAGGTACAATACCTACTATGCCGTTGCCGTTAAGTTCAGACGCATTATTTCAAAATTTTGGATCTAGTATAAATGCTTATAAATCAATTAGTGATGAAATAATTTATCACCCTGTAAAATATAAAGCATTGTTTGGTAAAAACGCAGTAGAAACTTTACAAGCAACATTTAAGATTGTAAAAAATACAGGCGAAGTTATTAATAACAATGAAATAAAAGTAAGAGTGATTAATGCAATTAATAGATTCTTTAGTTTACAAAATTGGGATTTTGGAGATACATTCCATTTTTCAGAACTAGTTGCGTTTGTTGTAAATCAAACAGCACCTGATATAGCAAACTTAATAATTGTTCCTAATCAAGCATCACAAGGATTTGGTAGTTTGTTTGAAATTAAATCAGAGAATGATGAAATCTTTATTAATGATGCTACAGTAGATGATATAGAAATAATTGATGCTATTACAGCAAGTAGAATACAAGCAACAGGTAATGTTATTACAGCTACAAATACAGCATCAACAGGCATACAAAGTCAAGCACTTACAACTACAGCAAATACTACTTCAACAACTAGTACAGCAGTAAGTAGTTCAAGTAGTAGTTCAAGTAGCTCGAGCAGTAGCTCAAGCGGTTCAGGGTCTAGCGGCGGAAGCGGAAGCTCCGGCGGCGGCGGATATAGTGGAGGTTACTAAGAATGGCGCAAGACGAATCAGGTCTTCCAACAAGCGGAAATAGAAAACGAAGTAGCGCAGATTTACTTCCAAGATATTTTAGAACCATTGCTAATAAGAAGTTTATATCAAGCACAATTGATCAAATGGTACAACCAGGTACTATTGAAAAAATTACAGGTTTTATTGGGCGAAAAGATTCAAAAGCATTTAAGTCAACAGACAATTATCTTTCTGATGTAAGTGCTGACAGAGTAAATTATCAACTAGAACCTGCGGCGATTGTCCAAGATAATATTGGCAACGTGTTATTACATCGTGACTATAGAGATTATGTAAACAGTACTCAAATACGTAATGCTGAAAATATAAATCACAGCCTTATGAATAGCCAAGAGTATTACGCTTGGTCACCTCATATTACTTGGGACAAATTTAGTAATTTTAGAGAATACTATTGGTTACCACAAGGACCAGATCCTATAGCAGTATACGGTAATGCTAGAGAAATTAAAAGTACAATTCCAGTAAACTATATTGACAATGTTGATAACTTTGCTTACAACTTTAACCCAACTAATCAAAATAGTAATACAACTTTAACATTATATAGAGGACAAGAGTATACATTTGATATTGTTACTCCTAATATGCCTTTTACAATTAGAACAAGTAAAACTGTTGATGACGACACCTCATTATATAATGAAGGAGTAAGTCAACAAAAAGTTGAGAATGGACAAATTGTATTTACTGTTGGATTAGAATCACCAGACTATCTATACTACGTAAATGAAAACGATATTGAAGCGTCTGGATTAATTGTTATCAAAGATATTAGAGATAATACAGAATTAGATGTTAATAATATTCTTGATAAAAAGTCTTATACTATGCAGAATGGATATAAATTATCTAATGGTATGAAGGTAAAGTTTTATGGAAAAATAACACCTGAAAAATACGGTGAAGGTAATTGGTATGTTGAAGGTGTTGGCGATAATATTAAACTAGTTTCAGAGCAAGACGTTCTTATTACAGCAGATTACTTGTTAGACAATGCTACTGAATTTGATCAAGCAGGATTTAGTACATTACCTTTTGATAATGCTACTTCGTATGCTAGTGAAAAAGACTATATTTGTATTAACAAAGCATCACCAGATAAGAATCAATGGGCACGTTATAATAGATGGACTCATAGAAGTATTATAGAAACAACAGCAACTATTAATAATACTCCAACAAGTTTAGATTTAAATTATAGAGCAACAAGGCCTATTATTGAATTTGAATCTGGTCTTAAGTTGTACAATAATGGTACTAGTGCTAAACAAAGTGTTGATCTAATTGATACAGTTACTACTGATGTATTTTCTAATATTGAAGGACAATCAGGATACTTTGTAGATGGCACAGATTTAGTGGCAGGACAGCGTGTGTTGTTTACAGCAGATAAAGACAGTTTTGTTTTTGGTAAAATATATCAAGTTGCTTTTATAACTATTAATGGAAATAATCAAATTACTTTAAAAGAAACTACTGATACTGCGCCATTAACAAACGAAACAGTGTTTATTAAATCTGGTACAACATACAAAGGTAAAATGTTTTATTATGATGGAACATCTTGGAAACAGTCACAAGACAAAACAGGATTAAATCAAGCGCCGTTATTTGATTTATACAATGATCAAGGTAACGCATTATCTACACTAGACTCAAGTTCATTTGCTGGAAACAAACTTTTCAGTTATAAAGTTGGTACAGGTACTAATGACACAGAATTAGGATTTCCGTTAAGTTATAGAACTATTGAAAATAGTGGTGATATTGTTTTTGATTTTAATTTATTAGCAGATACTTATCGGTATGATATAATAGCAAATACAGTTACAGCAAGTACTGATACAGCATTACTTAGAAAATATACATCGATAGACACATATACAAGTCCGGGAGCATGGACAAAGGGTGATAGAAAATCTGAACAATGGGTAATTGACCAACCTACTGTTGGACCAAGACTTAATAACTTTATTATTGACATGTTTGTTAATAGTGCTACCCTTACAGATTTAAAAGTAAAGGTGTATCTTAATAATAATAGAGTTAAAGATCCGTTTTACACTTTAACAACAACAAACAATTACAAGTACGTAACTTTTGCTAAAGACTTAACAGCAGGTGACAAACTAGTAATTAAAGTATTTTCTACAGCAAATAAAACACCACAGAGCGGATTTTATGAATTTCCAACTAATATGGAAAAAAATCCTATGAACGAAAACGTAATTGATTTTACACTTGGTGAAGTGTTAGATCATGTAGATAGTATTATTGATAATACAGAAACTTTTGACGGAATTTTTCCAGGTGTAAGTAATCTAAGAGATTTAGGTAGTGTAAGTAAATTTGGTTTAAAATTTGTTAAACACAGTGGTCCAATAAATTTAGCACTATTCAATCTAACACAAAAAGATTATAACTCAATTGACGCAATTAAATTTGCCGGACTTGAGTATATTAAATTTAAAAGAGAATTTTTACGTATAGCTAACGAATTGGGATATGACGGTGAAGTAAAACAGCACGTTGATAAAGTACTAGACGAATTAAACTTTACAAAAACGTCTAAAGATCCGTTTTTCTTTAGTGATATGTTTGGACATAATTCATCTAAGATGACAAAACATGTTATTGACGATAGTTCAGAAACAATTTTTAGTTTAACTAGAGGAATTGATTTTACAGAATTAAACAATCAGTCAGTATTGCCATATCTTAACGGAATACAATTGGTAAAAGACAAAGACTATACTGTAACTACTACTGGATTTTTAACATTAATTGTTCCTGTAGTCGCTAACGATGTATTAGAAGTTTACGAATTTGAATCAACAGACGGTTGTTGGGTTCCTCCAACACCTACTAAATTAGGATTATACCCTAAGTTTGAGCCAAAGATAATGTTGGACGATACTTACGTTAGTGTTGTTCCTGAATCAGAAGGTCCTTATAAAATTTATGGCATTGACGAAGAAACAACAATGTCTTACAAAGGTAAACTAGGTTGGTTCTATCCGTTATACACATCTGAAACAGCGGCAGCGGCTGCCGACATTGGAACAGGCGGAAGCGGATTAGCACATATACATACATTTGCTGGATATAATAAAGTATTTTATATGCCAAATAGTAATATGAGTCATGCTACATCTGACTCAGTAGCATACGACGAATGGCCAATGGCTAAACCAATTATACAAGGCCATGATGGATCTAGATGGGTATGTTTTGGTGACTATAGGGATCATTTATTATTAGATATTGAAAAAAGAATTTATAATAACTTAAAACAACCTTATGACGAGACAGTTTTAGACATTGCAGATTTTATTGAAACAAGATCTCGTAAAACAGGATTTGGTAGATACATTACTACAGACACACTTATTAGTGACTTTAATTCTTGGTTAGAAACAGTAGGAAATCCAGACTACAGTACTAATAAAGTTTTTGATCGTACAAACGGATTTACTTTTAACTATTCTAAATTTGCTGACATTAACGATTTACCCTTACCAGGTTTTTGGAGATCAATATACAAAGATTTCTATAACACAGATAGACCTCACAGTCATCCTTGGGAAGTTTTAGGACTTAAAATTAAACCTAGTTGGTTTGATAAAGTTTACGGAGAAGCACCTTACACACGTAATAACTTAATACTTTGGGAAGATTTATCAAAAGGTATTATGCGTGAACCAGGTGAAAAAGTAAAATATAGAAATAAGTTTATTAACAACGATATTATTAATTATATTCCAGTTGACGATCAAGGATACTTGCTAGATCCTGCTAATTGTGGTATTGCTAGGTACGGTATTGATTCTTCATATCAAGATCCGTTTATATTTGGCGATGAAGCCCCAATTGAGGCGGCCTGGCGTAACAGTTCACATTATCCGTTTAGTTTAATGAAAACATGGGCACTACATCAGCCAGCACAATTCTTTGGTTTAGCGTTTGATAGAAGTAGAATTAAAAGAAATGAAGCAGATCAATTAGTTTATACTGCTACTAGTAAAAATATTGAACTGTCAAAGTTAGTATTTCCTAATAACACTACTGATACAACAAGAGTTTTTACTTCGGGTATTGTAAATTACATTCAAGGATACCTAGCACAGAATGAAACAATTCAATTTGGTGCGTATCAAAATAATCTTAAAAACTTACAAAACAAAATATCAGCTAAAATTGGTGGATTTACACAACAAGATAAATTTAAACTAATATTAGATTCAAGAACACCTACTAATGAAGGAAACGTTTTTGTACCTGAAGAAAACTATAAAATACACTTAGTAAAAAGTACACCTATTGATGTTTATTCTTATAGTGGTATTATAATTGAAGTAGTTCCAGCAGGATATATTGTTAAAGGTTATGATAAAGAAAGACCTACATTTAGAACATATGCTCCTAACAGAAAAAATAATGATCCTCTAACTAATATTGGCGGAACTAGTGAGCCTTTCCTTACTTGGGATAGTGGTAAGTTTTATGAACTTGGTCAAATTGTTGAAAATGGCGGAACTTACTTTAGAGTTAAAGAAGGCCATAATAGTACTGATGGTTTTGATAATGATAAGTTTCAAAAATTAGCTGAACTACCTCAAGAAGGCGGAGCATCAGCATTCTTTAGTAAAAATTGGGATCTATCAACTGTAATAGGTGTTCCATATGGAACACTTTTTAGAGAAAAACAAGAGGTTGTTGACTTTATAAGAGGTTACGGTAGATACTTACAAACCAAAGGTTTTATATTTGAAAGATTTAATCAAGACTTAGAAGAAATTGAAAATTGGGATCTATCAGCAAAAGAATTTTTGTATTGGACAACACAAAATTGGGATAGCGGAACTATCCTTACAGTAAGTCCAAGTGCCCAACAAATTGAATTTAATGAAGAATATAAAGTAGTAGATGACATTTACGATAACTTTTATGATTATAGTTTACTTTCGTCAGATGGTAAACGTTTACTAGCAGACTTTGCTACAACAGAAAGAGATAATTCAAACTCATTTGGTCTTTTTGTTAAAAATACTGAAGAAGGAATTTACAGTTTAAAGATTCCTACAGTACAGCATGAGCATGTTGTTATTTTAGATAACAGAACTGTATTTGGAGATGTTATCTACAACAGACCACAGGGTTATAGACAAGAACGCATTAGAGTAAACGGCTATAGAAGTGATAATTGGAACGGATCATTTAATGTACCGGGCTTTATATTTGATGATGCTAAGGTTTATGAATGGCAAGAGTACCAAGATTATCCAATTGGTACATTAGTTAAACACAAACAATTTTATTATGTTACTAAAGATGATGTTAGTGGAACACAATTTTTTGTAGATTCAAATTTTGTAAGATTAGACGGCGCTCCAAAACCAGGATTACTACCTAACTGGGATTATAAGGCAAAGCAATTCTTAGATTTTTATGATCTTGATTCAGATAACTTTGATGCTGATCAACAAAGGCTAGCACAACATTTAATTGGATATCAAAATAGAACATATTTAGGAAACATCATTAATGATGATGTAAGTCAGTTTAAATTTTTCCAAGGCGCAATTCAAGATAAAGGAACTAAAAATGTTCTTACAAAATTGTTTGATAAACTAGGAAGTGCAAGCAAAGACAGTTTAGAATTTTATGAAGAATGGGCAATTCGTGTAGGGCGGTATGGTGCTACTACAGGTGACGATCAGTTTGAGATTACATTAGACGAAGAACAGTATAGACAAGAACCACAAAAGATTGAATTAGTTGACTCTATTGATCCTCAAGATACAAGTTTAATTTATCGACTTACACAAAACGATATTTTAACAAAATCAAACAACTATGATCATAAACCGTTACCTGTAAAATATTTTAATGATGCTAATAGTTATACTAAAACTGCTGGTTATGTAAATCCAAATGATGTAACTGTACAACTACTAACATATTCAAGTATTGTTGATAAAACATTAACAGAAATTCCAGCTAACAGTTATATATGGACAGCGAATTCAAAACAACAAACAACATGGGCAGTTTATAAGCATGTAGAATCTAATAATAAAATTACAAGTATATCAGATAGTGATACAGATTCTTTTACTATTACATTAGATACTGTAGGAGATGTAACTACTGGTGATATAGTAGGTGTACATGACATTAGTACTGATGTTGATGGGTTTTATGAGATTGAATCTATTAGTTTAAATGTATTAACACTTAAAACAACAGATAGTATTACTGCTATTGCTTCTGCTAACGGATACTTAACACAGTTTACTAATTATAGGTTACCTAATATAGCCACAGCTAATGATATTATTAAAAATAGCAAACAATTTAGTACAGATCCAACTGCTAAAAAGTATACTGATACTATTTGGGTTGATGATGACGATAGTGGTAAATGGACAGTACTTAAAAATAAGCAAGTATTTGAGTTAAAGACAGATATTAAAAATACATTAGCAGGATTGTTAGATAGTACACAAAAAGATTTTGGAGCAGATTTTGCTATTAGTGATAATAACAATACTATAGCAATTAGTGCGCCTAAAGACCTTAACGGTTCGGTATATATATTTGCTCGTCCAAGTGATAATACAGATTTTGGTTACTTACAGCAAATTGATGAACAAGCATTTTTATATGATCAAAATGGAGGCTTTGGTACAAGTGTAGCAATGTCAGGCGACAACAAGTATCTTGCTATTGGATCACCTAATGCTGGTAATTTAAAAAGTAAACTAAAAGGCGAGTATAATAATTTAGAAAATTATGTTGCCGGTGACGTTGTGTTATATGATGAGCAATTATGGAAAGCTAAACGTATTATTGAAGGAGATAGTATACAGGTATTCCCAGCATCATCAAGTAATCAACAAAGTTTAGATGGAACTTACGATAATGTTGCTAATGAATACCCAGAAACAGTGTTTATGGCAAGAGGTGATTACGGCCTAGGTACTGATGTAGCAACTGATCATATCTTAATTAGAGCTGAACAAGAACAGTTTGAAGGAACTAGAACTGGAGACAGGTTATTCTTAAAATGGAATAGGTATACTACAGGCAATCTTTCAGGTAGAGATCCATTTAATGGCGATCCGGTATTAACTGAAGCATTTATAAATGGTGAACATGCTATTACAGCAAAAGTACAAAAAGTATTACAAATTGAAAGTTCGTTAAGTGTTCCAGATGTTGGTAGTACAGTACAAACTGATACAGGAAAAGCTATAGTTGTTTATAGAAAAATAAACGACGATAATCAAATGGCAGTATACATTAATGATATTAATGGTACATTTACTGAGTCAGGAGTGCTTACACAAAATAATGTTACAGTTGGTGATTACCAAGTTATATTAAAAACTGACGATACATATCATAACGGATGGTGGAAGATTGATGTAGGTTCTTCTTTTAACACAACAGAATTACAAGAAACAGATCCTCAACTTGTTATTCAAACTATTAAAGTAGAGAATGACTTTGTAACACCAACTCCAGACTTTACAAATATCTTAGACGTACAATTACAACAAGATATTAGTAAACCAACACAACCTTCTTTGATTGGTACATTATCACATACTGAAGGATCAACACTAATTGATAGAATTGATAGTAAATGGTTTATAAGATCAGAAGCTGTTGCTGGAGCAAACAATATAGTAGGTGATAAACTTAGAGTTTGGCTTAATAATATAACAGTAAACGGAATTGTACAAAATCCAAGTGCTATTAATTTAGACTTTACATACATTAACGATACTGAACATACTATTGCTGATATATGGAACGGGTTTATGGATGTTAGATTAACAAACTTTAACCTACAAGGCGATCCGTTCATTCCATTAGTGGGTAATACAATTACTGATAGCGCCACAGGCGAGTCAGCAGAAATTGTATATATTAAAAGAGATTTTGGTGTTGTAAGAATATTCTTTAAAAATAAAACTGGAACAATGTCAGTAGGTAGTGATTATGGAGTTAACTCTAATGCTACATTTATTGAAAATGATAGTACACTAAGAACAATTGGTCCAATTAACGCAATACATCATGAAAATAGTATTTCAGGACCTTTAATAGTTATTGATAAACAAACAAATATTGCTATACCAACTACTAATACATTACAAGCATTAGAATATTTCTTATACCAAAGTGCTACTGTTAGTGGAGTTTTTGAATTAGCTACTCCTCCAAGTGCTTTGAATTTAGATTGGACAAGAACTTATAATCTTCCATTGACAGCTGAAGGTATAGCAAGCGGATTTACTAACGAAGGCGCATTTGCTGTATACGAGAAAAAAGGATTAACATACCAATTACTAAGTTACTATACTTTACCAAAGAGTGAAAATAATCGCAGACTAGGTAACCAACTTAAATTTTCTCAAACAGGAGAAAACTATAGATTATACATCCATGCTAAAGGTGATGGTACCGAAGTAAACAATGGTAAGATATTCTTTGTTGATAAAACACCAACTGAAGATTGGACTATTGGTAGCGAACCATTATATAGAGGATTACATAGATCAGGCGCAACATATGTACAAGGTGAATACGTTAAATTTGGTGAAGCAGTATATGAATCAAAAAGTAATATTATTCCAGGAGTATTTAATCCGTTACTATGGGAACAGGTTAATAGCGGAATTGACTTACTAGGTTATGTACCAAATGATACTAACTTTAGCATTACTGAAAGCACAGTTGATCAGCTATACTTAGAAGAAGTAGGCGAATCATTTGATGTAAGCACTGATGGTAGTGTATTAATTACCACTGCTAGATACTTAAACACGCAAGATAGTGCTATACCAAACACTAAAGTTGTTATATATAGAAAATTTGAAGATCAATTTGTTTACAGTCAAATACTTGAACCATCAGATCTGTCAGAACATTTTGGAGAAGATATAGCAATTAGTGCTGATGGCAGAAAAATTGCTATTGGCGCCTCGTTTAATAGTGATACAAGTAGATCAAATGGAGCAGTATATGTATATGTACAAAGCGGAAATACTTTCGTATATAAACAAACTATTAGACCTAAAGACAGCACACCAAATACCAGGTTTGGTAGTAAGTTAGATTTTGACGGTCAAACACTTGCTATTACAGCCAAAGGTGGGGATATAGAAACCCAAACAACTTTTGATTTTGTTACATCCTTTGATAGAGGAAATACTGAATTTTTAACTACAGATAACAATAGTGGATTGGTTAGTATATACGAATCTATTAATGATAGTTTATTATACGGACAAGACTTTAGTTATAATGTAGACACTGAAGATTTTGGTAGTATCTTAAAAGTTAAGAATAATCATGTATATGTTGGATTGCCTAAACAAACTACTATTACTAATGGAGTACAAGACAGAGGAGTTGTCGCTGAATATAGAAAACCGTTAAATTCTAAAGCATGGGATATTGCTAGAAGTCCGGTAGTTCCAGCAGACACAGAAAAGTTTAAAGGTGTATTCCTTTATAATACTGTAGATAATGTTTTAGTATCATATATTGATTATATTGATCCTATACAAGGAAAAATTGCTGGACCAGCAGAACAAGAGATTAGTTTTAAAACTAGTTATGATCCTTGTAGATACAACGTGAGTACAGATGCTAATATTCTAGAACACACTTTAGATTATACAAGCGATACATGGGTCGGCAAGCTATGGTGGGATATTGATAGTGCTAGATTTATTAATCACCATCAAGGTGACATTACAGAAGGTACTAATAATTTTAATAAACTGTTTGAAGGTACAACTGTTGATATTTACGAATGGGTAGAGTCAACGTTACTACCAAGCGAATGGGACGCACAACAAGGATCTGAATCAGGACTTGCTGATGGCATAAGTGGTACAACAAAATACGGAGATAGTGTTTATTCTAAACGTAGAAAATACAATAGTGCTTCGGGAACATTTGCTAATTTTTATTACTATTGGGTTAAGAACAAGCGTACACTTCCACAAGTAGCAAACAGAAGTGTTACTGGGTTTGATGTTGCTACATATATTTCAGATCCGGCTTCGATAGGATATAGATTCGTTGCTATGTTAAGCAATCAGCGTTTTGCGTTATTCAACTGTGAAAGCCTTATACAAGACAAAGATGTAGCATTAAGTTTCAATTGGTGGACTATTGACAATCAAGAACAGAATACACACAATCAATATCAAATTATAACTGATGGTTTGGAAACAAGTATTCCAAATAGAGTAATTGAACAAAAATGGTTTGATAGTTTAGTTGGTTTTGATACAAACGAACGTCCTGTTCCAGATATCACTCTTCCAACTAATCAAAAATACGGAACTCTTAATCAACCAAGACAAAGTTGGTTTATAAACAAAACTGAAGCACGTAAACAGTTTATTGAAAGAGCTAATGGTGTCTTAAAAGATAACTTAGTTGTAGACGATTTTGATTTAACAAAGTTGACTGAGTTTGATCCGACACCAACAGTAGCAACAGGTATTTTTGATACAACAGCAGACACATTTGCTGAAATGAGATTTGTGAGTATTGCTCGTGTTAAGCCTGCTACATTAACATTAGAAATTGAAAACGGTGTTATTATTAATGTGTTAATTACAGATCCAGGTGAAGGATATATTAATCCGCCAACGTATACAATTACAGATAATCAAGGATCAGGCGCTGAACTTAACATAAGTTTAGATGCTAATGGCAAAATTAGTTCAGTAGAAATTATTAATCCTGGTAAAGGATATAGTAGTAACACACGTATTACTTTAAGAAACTTTGCTGTACTAGTTAAGAATGACGAAAACATTAATGGTAAATGGAGTGTATTCCAATGGAATGGTATAGAGTATCAAAGAACACTTACACAAAGCTATGATGTAAATTTATATTGGAAATATATTGATTGGTATGGTAAAGATTACAATCAGTTTACGTTTATTAATAATGTTATTGATGCTAGTTATCAGTTATATGGCTTAGAAAATAATATTGGTGATATTGTAAAAATTAGTAACGTTGGTACAGGCGGTTGGTTATTACTTAAAAAAGTTGCCAATGAAGATACTACTGACTACAGTGTAAACTACACAACAATTGGTAGACAGAACGGAACTATTGAGTTCTTAGATAGTTTATATGATGTTAATAGCGACAATATAGCATTTGACGGCGCAAGTTATGATAGAATATTCTATGATACAGAACCTGTACAAGAAATGCGTAAAATTATTAATGTTATTAAGAATGATATTTTTGTAGATCAGTTACAGATACATTGGAATGAGTTGTTTTTTGCAAGTCTAAAATATGTTTTTACAGAGCAATTAAATGTAGATTGGGCAATTAAAACAAGTTTTGTAAAAGCAAAACACAACGTAGGTAATTTAGATCAAAGAATAACATTTAAAAATGATAGTCTTCCTAGTTATGAAAAATATGTAGAAGAAATGAAACCGTATAAAACTAAGGTTAGAGAATACCTAAGTTCATACGAAAATTTAGAAACTTCAGCTAACAATATTACTGACTTTGACCTACCACCGGTGTATAGTGAGTTACAAGGTAAAATTGTACCACAAAGTGTACAAATTGTAGATGGCCAAATTGTTTCAGACAATGCTCGTATTACAGAGTACCCTGCTAAACATTGGGCTGACAATGTAGGATTTGAAATTACAAGTATTGCTATTGCTGACGCTGGCTCAGGATATAATATTGCTCCTGTTATACAAATTACAGGCGGCGGCGGATCTGGTGCTAAAGCAGAAGCATTTGTTGGTAACGGAAAAATAACTTTAGTTAAAATTATTAATCCAGGATCAGGTTACTTATCTAACCCAACAATAACAATAATAGGTTCAATTGAAGAAGGTGGAACTCCAGCTAGACTAAGTGCTATCTTTGGAAACGGTAAAGCAAAATCTTCAAACATTAGAGTTAAGTTTGATAGAGTTACAGGTGCTTACTTATTCCAAACACTTGTTGAAACAGAAACATTTACTAGTAGTTTAGATCAATTACAATTAGATTTAAAATGGCCAATGCAGTTAAAGTCAACTAACGTTACTGTTACACTAGATGGATTAGAATTATTAAAAAGTGAATACTCTTTTGAAAATGTTAAAGATAATACAAAAGGATTTACACGTAACTTTGGAAGAATCAAATTTACAACGTCATTAAAACTTGGTCAAACTATATCTGTAAAATATAATAAGTCACCTGACTTGTTACAAGCACAGGATAGAATTAATCTATATTATGATCCAACTACAGGTCAATACGGAAACGATCTAGGACAATTATTAGATGGCATTGACTATGGCGGAGTTGAAGTTACTAGTTTTGATTTTGGATCTGGCACAGGTTGGGATTCAGATGCTTGGTTTACAACTACATACGATACATTTGATACTACGTTTGAAGATGAAATATTTCAGTTAGATGGAAGTACGGAAGTATTCCAACTTACTACACCATTAGAAAATGGTGTAGAGTATAACATCTATCTAAACGGTGTAAGACTTGATGATCCAAACTTTGGAACAGAAAGCCAGACTAACGTTAATGCTGTATTACAGTCATTAACAGGCGACGGAACTACAAGCACAGTTACTATAACAATGGATGTACAAAGATTTGTTAGTGGCGATGTAGTTGTTGTACGTAAGAAATCATCAGACGGATCAGTTATTCCGGATCCTACATCTTATGATACATTATTACAAGGTGGCGATTTAGCATTTGGAACAGCAAAAGGTATTAACCCAGAAGAAATTATTATTGACGGTGATGGTTTTGTTACACCTACAACAAGTAAAGGTCCTGAAGAACAAGTTCCAGGACAAGTATTAGATTCAGTAGATATTAAAGTTTATCACAGACCTACAGAAGGCGGTAGTACATTATCTAGTAACACTTATAGTGCTGACGGTACAGAAACAAGATTTGCGTTTGGTATACAACCACAAAACAAAGATGGACTTATTGTTACAGTTAATAATATTATACAATCACAATCACAATACACAGTAGATTATAGAAATAAAATAGTAACCCTTGCTAGTGTGCCAGCATTAGGTACAGAAGTAAACATTGTTAGTATTAGTGGCAACGGAGAAAATGTTCTTGAGCAAGCACAACTTATAGCTGATGGATCAACTATACAATATATTACTAAGGCAAGATATACTGATGATTTAGATTATATAGCAACAGTTGACGGTGTTGAAGTTAAAAGTGTACTAGTAACAAGTCCAAATGAAGACAGTACTGACGATGCTGATCCTAAAGCAACAATACTATTTGGTTCAGCACCAAGAGATAATAGTTTAATTAGTTACGCTATCTATAGCAAAACTGATAGCTTCAGTAAAATTGAAACTACTGAGTTTACAGGTGACGGAAGTACAAGATTATTTGAGTTAGCAAAAACTCCGTACAGTGCAAAACCAAACAGTCATAATATAATTGTTAAAAAAGGTAATAAGATTTTAAATCCGGGATATAACCAACAGTTTAATGTTACTGCGGCAAGAGAATATTATCTTAAAATTTGGCAAACACCGGTTGGATCTTTTGACTCGAGTGACATATTAGTATTACTAAACGGAAAAGAGTTAGAAATTGCTGTTCAGTATAATATACGCCCGTCTAATAGTAGTGTTACACTTGAGCCAGGTATTGGTAATGAAGGCGATATATTAGAAGTTTATTTACGTACTGACGGAGATTACGCATTTGGTAGTATACAAAGTATTAATAGTCAAGATGTTTGGGTAGATAGTGGTAGTACATTACAATTAAACACAGCGCCGGCAGAAGGTGAGAAACTTACTGTGTATACATTTAATAAACACGATAGCATGGACTTTGAAAGAATCAATTATGATGTTGTTTCAAGAACTGTGCTTAATACAAACAGTGAAGACTTTAAAGAATTTAAACGTTTACAAGGTGGATTAGTAAAACTAAGGAACACAGCAATCGATGCTCAGTACGTATGGTTAACAGTTGACAGTGTATTACAAACACCTAGTGTAGACTATACTCTAACTGATGATAAAAATTATCTAAGATACAAGACTAATTTCGCAGATAATAGTGTAATTGAACTTATACAATTTAGTGCTTTAGGACCAATTAGTCCAAAGTTTGGATTTAGTCAGTTCAAAGATATCTTAAATAGAAATATTTACAAACGCTTAGGTGACAAAGCACCACTTAAATTAGCAATTGATTTAGGTATAACTGATAAACAAATTGTTTTAGAAGATGCTAGTACACTAAGCGCACCAGACAAAGACAGTGCTATACCAGGCATTATATTTGTAAACGGTGAACGTATTGAATATCTAATTAAGCAAGGCAATGTATTACGTCAAATTCAAAGAGGTACGCTAGGAACAGGAGCAAAAGCACTACACTTAGCAGGAAGTGACATATATAATGCTGACAATACACAAACAGCACCATACAGAGATAACACTATTATAGATGAATTAGAAGGAGATAACTCAACACAAGTATTTGAGTTAGGATTTACTCCAAATAGTGTTAATGAATTTGAAGTATTTGTAGGTGGCAAGAGATTGCGTAAGAATGCTATACAAGTATTTGACGCAACAAGAGATCAAGATTCCCCAGAAGCTGATATTACTTCACCAGCAGAGTTCTCCGTAGACGGAACAACATCATTTGTAACTTTGTTAAATAAACCCGGAGACGGTGTTAAGATACAAATAGTGCGTAGAACAGGAACACTATGGTCAAATACTGGAGAATCACTAAATGACGCAGAAACTTTGGTTGCACGTTTCTTTAAGGCAGAAAAGGTGGAGCTACCCAAATAAATACAGTGTAGGAAAAAAATTATGATAGACACTATTAAAGAACAAAACGGAGTAATGCTCCAAGGACATATTAAGATAACTGACCCTAAATCAGGTGAAGTGCTTATTGATAAACGGAATGCTATTCATTATGAGAATATGAGTATTTCATTAGCTGAAAGTTTAGCTAACGCAGGTGAAGGATTTGTGTATCAAATGGCATTTGGTAACGGTGGAACTAGTATTGATCCTACAGGCATTATTACATACTTAACACCAAACTCAACAGGAACTAATGCTAGTTTGTATAACCAAACTTTTATTAAAGTTGTTGATGATAGAAGTGTTAATAATACAGACCCAGCAAGAAATAAAATTGAATCAAGACACGTAAGCGGTACTAATTATACAGATATTGTTATTAGTTGTTTACTTGACTACGGTGAGCCAACAGGGCAAGATGCTGTTGATAACGCAACCAATGCTGATAGTTTATATGTGTTTGATGAACTAGGCTTAGTAAGTTATAGCCCATCAGGACAAGGTAGACTGTTAACGCATGTAATTTTCCACCCAGTACAAAAGAGTTTGAATAGACTTATTCAAATTGATTATACTGTGCGTGTACAAAGTTTATCAGGATTGAGTGAATAATGGCATATACAATTAACTACTCGGACACTAACAAAGGTACTATTTCAATTGAAGATAGTACAATCAATCAGCAAACAAGTTTAGATATTCCTGGACGTAACACTACTAGTTATGGGTCAGTTATTGCCGAAAACTTTTTAAAGCAATTAGAAAACTTTGCTAGTACATCAGCACCAAGAAATCCAATCCAAGGACAGTTATGGTATGATAGTTCAACAGGAGTTGACACACTTAAACTATACGATGGTACAGGTTGGGTTAATGCTAGTGGACTTAAAAAAGGAAGTACAGCACCAGATGTTTCTAACGCACTACAAGGTGACCTTTGGTCAGATACAGACAACAACCAGTTGTATATTTTTACGGGTAGTGGATGGACACTAGTTGGACCAGAATATAGTGATGGACTATTAACTGGAGCAAAGCCAGTTGTAGTAACAGGTAAAGACGATGTACTTTATACTATCCTACAAATTGAAGTAGCAGGGTCACCAATAGCAATTTATTCAACAAGAACATTCCAACCAAAAACAACTATCGCAGGATTTACAATTATACAACCAGGACTAAACTTATCAAGTTTAAACATTGGTGGATCAGGTGTTAGTAAATTTTTAGGAACAAGTGAAAAAGCAGAAAATCTTATTGTTAACAATGAAGTAGTTGACGCAAGTAAATTTTTAAGAAATGATGTTACAAGTACATCAAATGAACAAATTATTATTAGTAATAACGCAGGTATACAAGTAGGGCAAACTGCTACTGTAACATTTGACGTACAAGGTACATCAGGCGCAATTACTAACCTAACATCAGGAGCACCAATTGACTTTAAAGTTAATAACTTAGGTGTACAGAAAAACGTTATTAGAATTGACTCAACTGAAAAAGTTGGTATTAATACACTAAGTCCAGCAGAGGCACTTGATGTAGCAGGATCAATTCAAGCAAGTGATAACTTAACTATACAAGGTACAACAGATAGTGCTAGTATTGGTACTGGCGCAGTTAAAATTAGTGGCGGTGTAGGTATTGCTAAAAAACTATTTGTTGGTACAGAATTAAATGTAGCAGGAGAAAGTTCAACAGCAAGTATCCTTCCATTAGCAACACAGAGTCATAGTTTAGGATCTTCAACACTCCGTTGGTCAGCAGTACACGCTGTTGAATTTAGAGGTAACTTAATTGGTAATATTACAGGTACAGTTACAGGTGGTGCTACTAATGCTAATAAATTAACATCAGCAACTACTTTTGAGTTAACAGGTGATGTAAGTTCAAATCAAATTACGTTTGACGGACAAGTTGGCGGAACAACAAAAACATTTAGTACAGCAATTAGTAATACGTTTATTGCTGGTAAGCAAGCTGTAACAGTTCCTAACAATGATGATGAAATTATCATTAACAGAATTTCAGGTGATGATACAGGTGTGTTTAAGATCTCACAACAAGCACTAGTTAGTAGTGTACCAGTTATACCAGTTGGAACTATTGTACCATTTGGTGGTGTTAATACACCGGCAGGTTGGTTACTATGCGACGGAGCAGAAGTAAAAATTTCAGATTACTTGGGTTTATACAATGCTATATTATTCCAGTTTAAAGATCAAAGCCAGGTTACATCAGGTAATTTTGGTTTACCTGACTTTAGAGGTAGATTTGCTTTAGGTGCTGATAACTTAGGCGGCACAAGTGCTAACAGAGTATCAGACGTTAACGCTGATACAATTGGACTAGCATCAGGTGTTGAAAGTAGAGCAATTGATGTTAAAAACTTACCAGAACACGAACATGATTTAAGATCACCAAAAGGTGCTCAGTTCTATGTTATACTAGATGATAGTGGTGTACAGCAAGATGCTGATACTATTCCATATGATGCTCCAACAGGTTCACAAGCAGGACAAGCAAGAACAACATCAGGTGGTGTTTTAAATAGAAGAAACATTCAGTATAACACTAACACAGGATTAGAAGAATTTGAAACATTTGATATTACTGAATTAGGGACACCATTTAATGTTATGAACCCGTTCTTAACAGTCAAATATATTATCTATACGGGAGTCGGGGGCTAAGATGGCATATCAAATTAATAAGACTAGTGGAGCATTACTTGTTAACCTAGCAGACGGACAAATAGATTCAACATCATCGGATTTATCACTCATAGGTAGAGGATACACAGGGTTTGGTGAAGCAGTTAATGAAAATTTTGTTAAAATACTTGAAAATTTTGCTAACACATCTGCTCCGGCAAATCCACTAGCTGGACAAATTTGGTGGGATACTAGTGTTTCACGTTTAAAAGTTTATACAGGAACTAACTGGACTACAGGCGGTGGACCTATTGTTGGACCGCAACAACCTGTAATGGTTGCTGGTGACTTATGGATTAACAATGATGCTAACCAACTTTACTTCTTTGACGGCACAGACTTAGAATTAGCAGGACCTATTTATAATGCGTTCCAAGGACGTTCAGGACCTGAAGTAATTACAGTACTTGATCAAACAGGTACTAGTAGAACTATTGTAAAATATTGGGTAGGTGGCACACTTGTAGGTTTATGGAGTAAAGTTTCATTTATTCCACAAAACGTAGATACTATTCCAAGTTTTACAGGTAATGTTGTTAAAGGATTTAACGTTGTTGACAATGATTTTATATTTGCTGGTACAGCAAGTAGAACATCAGCACTAGTTGATAGTAATAATGTATCAAGAACAGCGGCACAGTTCCTTGCTAGTGACTCAGATGATGCTACTAGTGGTTCACTTGCTGTAAGAAACAATAGCGGAATTACTGTTGGATTAGGTGACAACCACGTTGTTAAGGTTACAAGCGCAGGCGTAATAGCACTTAACGAAGTTTCAAATCAAAACTATACAATACAAGTACGTACATCAAGTGGTATTCAAAATGCTATTAGTGTTAAAGCTGAAGATAGTAGAATAGGAATATACAATGATAGTCCTTCTTATACATTAGATGTAGGCGGAGATGTACGTGTAGGTGGTAACTTAATAGTAAGCGGTAGTACAGTTAGTATTGACGTTACAGAATTAAGTATTGAAGATAAAAGTATTACACTTGCTAAATCAAGTGATAGTACAGTTTTAAATGACACACAAGTTGATGAAGCAGGATTAATTGTACAAAGTTCCGGAGGAGATAAACAATTCCTTTGGAGATCAGCAACTTCATCTTGGACAACTAATCAAAGTATTAACTTGTTACCAGGAACAAAGATTAAAGCTAACGGAGTTGATATTATTGACGGTACAGGTGCTCCGGGTATTACAAGTATTGGTGCGTTAACATCAGCAAATATTGGTAATATTGCGTTTACTGGCGTTAGATTACAATCAACATCAACTGATTTAAGCGGAAACGGATTAACATTCGATGTAGCAGGTCCAGTAGAACTTACTACAACACAACGTATAACAAATGTAACAGATCCAGTAGGCGCACAAGACGTAGCAACAAAATCATACGTTGATAGCCAAATTAATTTAGAAGTATTAGCACTAGCATTAGACGTTACAGGACTAGGAACAGCAGGAACAGCTCAACAGCATACAAATATTGCTACTATTGTGAATGATATTGCTCCTGCGGCAACAAAAGAGAACGGTACTGAAGCTAGAATACACTGTACAACCACAACAGGTGCTACAGCTACACTAACAGGTGCTTCTTTGAACACAGCGTTTAACGCATCAAACGCTTTAGTACAGCAATTAGATAACGGCGGCAACGATGACGGGTCGGTAAGCGTTATACAAAGTGCTGTATTTAATGACACAACAGGTTCGATTACATCGACAGTAACACGAACACTTAAACTATTTAGAATTACTGGTGGAGCCTGGGCATATGTTCAAGACTTGACTCCGGGCAGTTTGGTATAAATACATATAACACAATTAGGGGTTTATTTAAATGGCATATGTAATCAATTTAACAAATGGACAGCAGTTAACCACCGTTGAAGATGGCACCATTGACCAAAGCACTACTATTAAGTTAGTAGGTAAAAATTATGCTGGTTATGGCGAAATCCAAAACGAAAACTTTGTACATTTGATGGAAAGTTTTTCCAGTGGCAATTCACCAGCTAATCCTTTATCAGGACAGATTTGGTTTGATAGCTCGGTAAAAAAACTAAAGTTTTATGACGGAACAAAATTTAGAACAACAGGTGGTGCTGAAGTAGCTACCACACAACCGGTAGGATTAACTACTGGTGATTTTTGGTGGGATAGTGGTAACAACCAATTATACGCACAAAACGCAGACGGTGGATTTGTCCTAATTGGTCCGCAGTCTATAGGCGAAACAGTAAGTGCTATGGTTACAGCACAAGTAAGAGATACTTCACAAAATAATAGAACAATTATTAAAGGTACTGTTGATGACGGAGTTGTGTTTATTGTAAGTAACGCAGAATTTACTATTGACCAAACAGACCCTGCTAACGTAATTACTGGTTATGATGTAATTAGACAAGGTGTTACACTAAGAAATACAACATCAGGTACAAACGGTGTTACAGCATCGGCTCATAGATTCCATGGTACAGCAACTAATGCTGAAGCATTAGGCGGCGTACTTGCGGCAAACTTTGTACAAAATACACCAGGACAAGAAAGTTCATTTGGTGATATTGTAAGATTTGCTGATGCTGGATATACAGTTGGTGCGGCAAACGATTTAAAAGTTTATATTGATACAGCAGGCGCAGGTAATGAAGGCGTTATTGAAAATACAACCGGACAAAAAATTAGATTTAAAGTTAAATCTAGTGGTTATGTAACAACAGAACCGTTTCATGTTTCAGCAGTTGGATTAATGCCAACAGCAACTACAACATATGATATTGGTAGTAGTTCAATTAAGTTTAGAAACATATATGCTACATCGTTTAACGGTCTAGCAACTAACGCTACTAACTTACAAGTTGGATCAAATTATAGAACAGGTGACGTTAACCCTACTAACAATACAGTAGCAGTACGTGACTCAAGTGGTAATATATCAGCAAACATATTCAACGGTACTTCAACAAGTGCTAGATATGCTGACTTAGCAGAAGTTTATACAACTGATCAAGATTACCCAACAGGTACAGCAATGTGTGTAGGCGGTGACGCTGAAACAACAGCGGCAAAAACAAGTAGTCATTGTATTGGTGTTATATCCGCAGAACCAGCATACTTAATGAACAGCGACTGTGATGGTCAAGCAATTGGACTTAAAGGTCGTGTTCCAGTAAGAGTAAAAGGTGCCGTAGCAAAAGGTGATCCTATTTACGCTTGGGAAGATGGAGTATGTTCAACTATTGCGGGAACAGCTTTAGTTGGTATTGCGCTAGAGGCTAGTGACGATGAGTCAGAAAAGTTAATTGAGTGTGTACTTAAAGTATAAGTATTAAAAAGGAAGCATTATGGCAGTAGGCGATACAATTACCGCGGCGCGGTACAATAATATTAGAGCAAGAATAGCAGGAGTATTAGGACTAGGATCTGGTGACGAGGGTTACGGGCAAGCAGTGACTAGTAGTACAGTAGCAGTTGGAGCAACAGTAACAGCTCAACATATGTCAAACTTATCTACTGATATGACAAAGTGTAGATTACACCAAACAGGTTCAGTTCCAACAGAAGTAGCAGTTCCTAGTGTAGGTGATACTATTTTAGATTCAAATACAACTAACAAAGAAGGATATGCTCAGTACGAAGCATTAAGTATTACAGCTCAAAGTTCAAGACTTTCTGTCGCAGGATCCCAATTAGGATTACAATCAGGTACATCAAGCCAAAGAACATCAAGCTGGTCAACTGATATTAATCATATTTTTACAGTTACTTTTGGTGGCTATTCGGTTACTAACGGTGATGGTAGTGTTACTACAGTTAGCGGTGCTAATCATATGCGTGTGTATTTTAACGCAGGTGGAACAATTAATTTAAGCGGAACTATTGGTAGTGGCAATACAACTATCAACAACGACTGGCGTAATTTAATGAATAGTGTTGGTACAGTTGTATTTGGAAGATCAAATACTTCAAACGGTTCAGTAGGCACTAGTTATGGATATTCAAATTTACCTAGTAGTTATACAACGGTCTTTAACAAAAATGCGTCAGCATATTCAGCAAACGATTATTTAATTGAAGCTCAAAAGAGTGGGGCAGTGCTTACATTTAGAATTACATTTAATGAAGATAAAGGTCCAAATCCAAACTATGATGAAGCAGTTACAGCAACTACAACAAGTACGGCACAGCAAAACAGACCTAATAACTCAAACAGCGTAAACATTTCAGCGCCAACTTTCAGTACTACAAACAACCTCTAAGAGTAAATAGTTATACTATAAACTAGGAGTATAACTATGGACGAAAAATTAGAGAAAGCACTTGACTTCTCAAATTTTACTACTACCCTTAACTCTCAGAAGCGTATACTTCTTGAAACATATTACGGTGATCTTATTCTATATTATAAAGGTGGAAAGTTTAGTATTACGAAAGAACTATTAACTTTCTGTCATGTGTTAAAGACACCAAATACTATACTAGTTGATGACAATAATACTCCTATTCAAATTGACGACTTACAAGACTTTACAACATTAGCTCATCAAAAGTATGCTGATGCTACAAACAAGTATCTTACAAGTTATAAAGAGATTAGCAAAAATCGTAGTGTAGAAGGTTTGGTACATGTCTAATGGTGTTTTATGCTTTGCTCATAATAACGGAAAAGTTGATTATATCAAGCAAGCAATAG